GATTTGTATGAGAAGAATATTAGGCGATTATGCGGAGGAGTGGAACCGAAGCAATTGGACTACTTGAAGAATGTAGGAGAAGTGATGACCCGTTTGGAAAAGTATAAACCGACGACTAAACGGTCCTACATAGTAAGCATTCTCCATTATATCAAAGGCAACCCGAAATTCAAGAAACAGTATGAGGAATACCACAAGATGATGATGGATTACAATAATGAATTGGCGACCAAGAATACCAAGAGCGAGACCCAGAGTGAGAATTGGATTTCCCAAGAGGATGTAGTCAATCGCTATGTGGAACTCTGTAAAGAAGTCCAACCATTTATGGTGCGAAAGAAGAAGATTACTGCGGATATTTGGAAGAACATATTGGATTTCTTTGTGTTGGCGTTATACACCCAGAACCCACCGAGAAGGAATGCGGATTACCAGAATTGCGTTATAGTGAAAAAGTGGAAAGACGGAATGAACCCAGCATACAATTACTTTGATTTACAGACTGGTAATTTTGTTTTTAACTGCTATAAAACAAACTCCACTTATGGTTCTCAAATGTGTCAAACATCACCAGAGTTCAAAAAGGTGGTTGCGGACTATATGATGTATTATCCCAACAAAGCAAAGATTGGAAAGGTGGCGAGTGAGACCCCAGAGGAGAATGCCTTTTTATTGGTAGATTTTGAAGGCAACCGCTTTACTGCTGTGAATGCGATTACGAGAATATTGAATAGGATATTTGACAAGAAGATTGGAGTGTCAATGCTCCGCAATATTTATTTGACGGACAAATATGCGGACACCATTAATGGAATAACCCGAGATGCCGAGCAGATGGGGACCAGCAGTTCCACCATTCAAAATCAATATATCAAAATAAGTGACAAAACAACTTAAAGAAAAAGGAATAATAAGGAATAAAATGGAATACACATTCTATAAGATACATTGTAAAGACGAAAATATAACATATTTTTATGTGGGTTCAACGAAGAACTTTACAAGAAGAAAAAACCAACACAAGAGCAGTTGTAGAGAAGAAAGTGAAAAAAAAAATATTTTGTTGTATAAAACTATAAGAGAAAATAAAGGTTGGGATAATTGGATTATGACACCTATTCATAAACAAAAAGTGGAGACGAGAATAGACGCATTAATAATAGAAGAACAATTTAGAGTTGATTTAAAAGCATCTTTGAATGTTGTGAAAGCATACCAACCATTAGAAAGAAAAGAATACTTGAAAGAATATATGGATATATATAACAAAACTTACTATGAAGAAAACAAAGAAAAACTGATTGAATATCAAAAAAATTATACAGAAGAAAACAGAGAAAAGGTTTCAAATTATCATAAGGATTACTACGAAGAAAATAAAGAAAAACTGTCAAATTATCATAAGGATTACTACGAAAAAAACAAAGAGAAATTAAAAGAGAGAAGCAAACAAAATTACGCAAAGAGTAAAGAACCCGATTTATTATCTCTGGGTAAAGTATAGAATGTCTTACGCTCAATTTTTAGGACAACCAACGCCAGTAATCAATGCTGGGTCACTTAATTTAGCAGACAACAACTGGATTTCCTATTTGACTACACCAGATTTGAATACCCCAGTTAATATCCCATCTGGAACGAGTGTGGATGTATTTTTATCCCCAGTAATTCCCGCTGGATACTGGAACTTTGTATTAGCGTGGGAACTTCAAGCACAGACCATAGGACAGACCATCACAAACTATGAAATAGCAGTAGGTAACAATCTAACAGCACCTTCTGCTCTGCCTATTTGGTCGGCAACCAATCCAACTGGAAATATCCAATTTTACCAGACAAACATAACAAACAACAGTATAGTGAATGATGTGATTTCGGGAATGATATGGAGTGATGGGACAGACAATTCCAAAATACGTATCAATGTGGGTGCGACTACCTCTGGTGGAAGTGCTATTAATTGGATGAATTGGAATAATGCCGAAAGTTTTCCTTGCCTTTCCCTATTCAAAATTGGTTAAAAATCCACACATTATTATATTTCCCTAATATAATAATGACTTACGAAATCTTGCCCTACACTTATCGCAAAGCAAGAGAATTGGGTCTCACCATCTTTCCCAGTGACAATCCCAAATACAAATTGGAAATCTATGACGGAGAAACGGGTGCTTTTCTTTATTATGGAGGTTCCCCAAAATACAGCGACTATCCCCATTATATCAAATCGCACGGCAAAGCATACGCAGACGAGAGGCGGAGGTTGTATCGCATAAGGCACGCAAAGGAGATTGCCGACACGGGGTCTCGGGGTTTTGTAATATCATATTTACTCTGGTGAGGTAAAGGATATAAAAGAATGGTGATACGAATATATGGAACATATTGAAAAAAAGAACTTATCATTATGAACTATATCCATTCCACAGTTAAATAATCTTATACCTATTATATACAATCCCAAGAATGGACCCAATGTCCCAAATTTCTGCGATTTTGGATAAAATCCTCTATGGAACCTCCCCCTTATAGGAAAATACCCAAACTCGCAGAAATTTGGGACACGGGGGACGGATTTGGGTCTCTGGGAGGTTCTATCTAATTTCGTATATTATATTTACAACAATTCAATCTAATATACCATATATTAGTGTGTATGTCTGGTGTGGTTAAAAAGGAAGAGAGTAATAAGGAGTGGTTTGACCTAAAAATTGTGCGAATGACATTATACATTACCCAGAGATTTTTTATAGACAGACCCAAGAATGGACCCGATGTCCCAGATTTCGCCCATTTTCACTATTTTCCTTATAGGGGGAGGTTCCATAGAGGATTTTATCCAAACTCGTGGATTTTTGGGACATAGGGTCCATTCTTGGGTCTCTATCTAATATAGGATATTATATTCAACCCTTGATTATTTTTGTATAGCATAACAGAGATTAGGTGATTTACCGCTTCCCCCCCTACCACAATTCTTACCACAAATATCACAATAAACTCTTCCCCAAGATTGAATAATAGGTGTCTTGTTCTTTTCAAATACAGCAACAAAAGAAACTCCAAACCAGTAATCTACTCTACACATAGCACTTTTGGTTATAAAAAAACCTTTTTTCTCCAACTGTTCTATTCTATAAGGTGTTAAGTTCAAGAACCCAAAAATATAACAAAACTTGTCTGTTATTTTAGTAGTATGTTCTAACCACTTTGTCCATAATGAATAAGGGGGATTACCTATTACTAAATCAACCCTTTTGTTGTAATCAAAAAAATCTTTACCTTCGTCAATCTCGCAGTAATCTTTTTCACAAGGCGGTAAATTATCATAAAATACACCTCCACCTTTTGAAGGGTCTAAAACCTTCATATCGGGGGTTATTTCGCATAATTCAATCATCTTTAAAGCAAACGGTTTAGGTGTGTAGATTTTATCATTCGCTGTTTTTCTATGCCATTTTACATCTGTTGCTATTTTTGACAAACTCATTCTTATATATTCCTAAAATATAAAATTTACAAATCTTTAACTAATCCGCAAAAGTGTTGGGTGAGGAGGACTTGTGGGTAGGTTTTATAGACGGTAACCCAGCGAGTGTCTGCGTCTTTGATGGTCTTGATTTGTTCCTTGTCAAACCCGAGATAAGACCCCAAGAGGTATTGTAATGCCCTTCCATTCATAGAAGAAGGGAAGAATGTGATGGTGTGACTTTCATTCAAGATACGCTTTGTCTCCACAGCATTACAAGCAATATGGGAGGTGAAAACACAATAGACTTTGAAATGACGCCCAGTTTCCAAGATGCTGTCACGGACGGCATTGACTTTGTTGCGGACTTTTTTGTCTGGGATGACATCGGTATCGTCAAAAATAACAAGAGAATTGGCGAAATCTTTGGCGGTGAGTTCGTCTTTGAGGAAATCGGCATTCTTGATGTTGATGCGGTTGAGGTCTTTGATTTTGTCAATACTGCTGTCCTCTGCGATGGAACTGAAAAGGAAGACTTCATTGTCGGGAAACTTTTTCTTGTATTCTTTGGCGTATGCTTGTGTGTAGTAAGATTTACCAGAACCCGATGCCCCCGTTATGTATAATATGGACCTCTCCTTACTGGTGTCAATGACGGGTTGGAAACTCTCGCCCTCCCGAAGTTGAATAGCGGGGTATTTGGTGAATGCCTCGCCTTCTGTATCCAGACTTAACACTGGATTGCCTCTGTTGCCTTTTTTCTCTTTGTATTCAATCTTTGCTATGGGAATGCCTATATTATCAAAAGTAAAACTTGCTTTGGAACTACTCATTATGTATGTCTATATAAATAATGAGATAAAATCTTTTTGGGAGTTTAGACTAATCACACTCTAAACTTCTTTGCGTCCTTATTGACAATTTTGAAAATATCGTCTCTCAACTTTTCCACTCTGGAATGAATTGCCTTTTTGTGTTCAAGGGAACAAATAGCATCAATTCTCTTTGAAAATCGTGAGGAACAATAAGAAAGT